TCGGGATTCAGGCTCTGGCCCATGCGCTCGCTGGCGGTGGCGATCTGCTGGGCCAGCTCGTACTGCGCGGCCTGCAGGGCTTCCTGAACAAACTCGGCCACGAATGGCGGGCCGTAGTAGTCGCGGACATAGGCATCCAACTCGGCGTCTTCTGCCTCGGCGCGGTCTTCCTGTGCCGCGCGTTCGGCATCGGCCACTGAGGCCCAGCAGATAGAGGGGAGTCGTGCATTCATAGGCTGGGCCTCCAGAAATGAAAAAGGGCCTGCGTGTGCAGGCCCTTGTGGGTGGGTCGATGGAGCCGGGTCAGAACCCACTCCAAAGGTTTAGATTGCCGGATGGCTCCGGCTCCATCGCGGCAGCGTCCTGGTGGCAAGGCGCTGGCGTGATGGGTGCATGCGCGAAGCTGGTCGCGTAGACAGCCAAAAGAAAAGGCCCGCAACCTGTGGAGCTGCGGGCCTGAACAAAAAAATGAAACTCTACGGCGTGCCCTAGTTGGGGGAAGACTGGGCAGCTGCTGTCAGCTTTTTGATGTACTCATCCAATGTCGCATTGCGAGAGCGGGCTTCCTCTGTAGCCATTCCCGCTTGAGCGTCTTGCAGCGACAGAGCTTCGCGTTGGATGTGCAAGCCAACGCTTGCGTGTGCGGCGCTCGAGCGAGGCAGGGCCGAGATTACGGCGTCCAGTGTCAGAGATAGCGCGAGAACTCGCCCCTTCACTTCGTCAAATTCCTTGCTCACAAATTGCCCTCGTCTTGGATTGGCCCTCCATTTTAGGAGGGCGTTACTGGCCACCTGTAGGCAAGGTGCTGACGTGACGGTGGATAGAGGAAGAAGCCCGCTGTGCGGGCTTTGAGTCGGAACGATGGCTGCCGTGTACGCCCCGGCTTTTTTCCAACATCAACAACAACCGAAAGGGCAGACCTTTCTGTGCAGGTGGGCAACTACCTGTCACGCCATCGCGGCGGCGTCCTGGGGAAGGGCGCCAGCGTGATGGCCCTCGTTTGAGGACCGGCCGGATGCGCTCCGGCGGGCGTTGGTCTGGGCTTTTCTTTTCTTGGCATCCCAGTGCATGCCTCAAGCCGTATTTCTCCAATCCCCCCAGCTCAGGGTTCTGCGGGGCCTGTCCCAGTCTCCCGGCAGCTCTTACCTGCGTGAGCAGAGGCTGGTTCAGTGAGGCAGTGCGCCGACGACCTTTTGTATCCCGCTGCCGCCCGCGGTGCCTGTGTTTACCCAGCCGTGCGGCTGCATGAACGAGGGCGGCATGTTTGTGGCGCCCATCGGCAGCGTGATTGCTGCTGACGAGGTGAATTATCGGAACACCGAATTTTCTTGTCAATCGGAATTCCGAATTATTTTTGGGAATTTGGCACGATCATGGATGGTCACCGAGGCGGATTGTTCGGTGCTCCGAAGAGGTGCAAGCCTGGATTGCGCAACTGTGCGTTGCGCTCCGCAATCTAGGATTGCGCAATCTACGATTGCGGATGACATGGATGTAACTGTCTGCCATACTGTTAAAAAACACAGTATGGAAAACTGAATGAAGTCGGAGCGGATGCAGGGGCTGGGTGCCCGGATCAAGAGCGCGCGCATGGCGCTGGGCATGAGCCAGGACTATGTGGCTAACTCCCTCGGTGGGACGAGGCAAGCGGTGTCGGCTTGGGAAAGAGGGATCGCTTCGCCTTCCGCAACCCAGCTTGCGGAACTGTCGGAGCTATTTTGTGTATGTGCTCACGAACTGCTGTTCGGCGATAGCTTTGCTAAAAGTGGAATCAGGGCTCTGATGGTGCGGAAGATAGAAGTCAAGCCTATCCGCAAGTCAGGCACCGTTTCGGATGGTCAAAGGCCTTGGTCCACCAGCTTTTTGGCCGACTTCCTCACCGCTGGCGAGCCGGCTCCGGCTGCTGCTGTGAGCCGCACTGATGGTGTGGCAGGAGATTTGCCAGCCTGATAACTGTTGTACTCGTGGTTCAGGTCAATGAGCATTGCGTCGCGCTTTGCATCGTCGGGGAGGCCGCGAAAGAGCATCACAAGCTGGGCTTCCAGGCCCGTGAGCTGCGCAAAGTTGGTCACTTCCGGGGGGCCGTCACCGTGTAGCAGGTACTCAGGACGAAGTGCAAGGGCGTGGCACAAACCAAGGAAGTGCGTTGCGCGTGGCTCCTTGGTTTTCCCCTTCAACAGTTCGTTGAGGGCGGGTTGACCCATCCCGGCCAGCTCCGCGAGTTCCTTCTGTTTGTAGCCACGCTCAGCCATCCACCACTGTAGGCGGTCGCCAAAGGCAGCGAAGTCTGGAGGGGGCGTCATAAGCACAATCATCCATCCTTAAAAATTCGGAAAACCGATGTTTTTTCGTTGACCAATTTATCGGAATACCGAATAATCGGTGGCATGACACCCTCCGAACTCATCACCTACTTCAAGACCCAGGCGCTTGCCGCCCGTGCTCTGGGATGTGCGCAATCCTCGATCTCGGGATGGGTCGAGCAAGGCCACATTCCTGATGGTCGCCAGTACCAAATTCAGTTGGCTACCGCAGGGCAGCTACTTGCAGATCGGCCGGCCTTACGCAACGCGGTGGAAGGGGCGGGAACCGATGCTTGAAGTCCATCCCAGCTCACCGCAATCAGTGCTTCGCCGTGCATCGCAACTGATAGTTGCTTTCGCCCGAGGCGCCGGTCGTACCAGTTGCTCCGACACGATGGAGCTGCGGCAGCAGTGCGACGCCAACACACTGCGTGTGCTGGATGCACTGGCCCGAGCCAGGGGCATGGAGCGCCCGGCCTATATCGAGGCGTTGCTGGAAGAGCATGCGAAGCGAGAGTTGCATGAGGCCAGTATGTTCATGCGCCAATTGCGTGGCAATCCGCTGCTGTTGGAGGCACTCGGAGCGCCACTGGAGACCTTCGGCTTTATCCCCGAGTCCGAGGGGAGCGCCGCAGAGTGAGCCTGTCAGCAACATTGCGCGAGGTGGGAAGGCCAGTTGCCTACTACCCGCGCCTGGCCCGATTCCTCGGCAGCGTCAACGCTGCCATCCTGTTCGCCCAACTGCACTACTGGCACGACCGTGGCAGTGATGCGGAGCTGGGCGTCTACAAGTCCTCCCAAGAACTCACCGAAGAGACAGGGCTGTCGTACCGCGAACAGGCAACTGCTCGTGCGCAGCTGCGCGCTGCCGGCTACCTGATTGAGACAAACCGGCGGCTTGAGCACAAGGTGTACTTCAAGCTGGTTCCAGAGGCTATCGATGCCGCTTTCCAGGCATGGACAGAAGCGCATTCCGCGAACGACGAAAACGCATTTCGGGAAACGACAAAAGCGCAACCCGCGAAGTGCGGAAAACGTCGACCTCGGACTGCGAAAACGTCGTTCGACGAACTGCGGAAAGCGCAATCCGGTAATAGTACAGAGACTACACATAAGACTACTGCATATATATCGACCAAGGCTGAAGCCTCGGCCGAGCCTATGCGTGTGCAGGACAACAAGGGTGGTGTTCACGAGATACCTGCGGACCTTCATTACCCGAAGGAAGGGCGGAAGACGCACAAGGCCTGGGTTGCCTATGCCATCGCGTACCACTCCAAGCACAAGGTCTGGCCGGTCTGGAACCAGACCGTGGCGGGCCAGATGAGCAAGTTCATCGATCGCGTGGGCGCGGAGCGCGCGCCTCGGGTGGCCTACCACTACGTGGCCAAGGTCAACGAGCCATTCGTTGTGAACCAGATGCACCCCGTGAAGCTCTTGCTTGCCAGCGCTGAGACCTGGTCCACACAGGCAACGCAGACCCAGAACGGAGTGCAGCCGACTTCCCCCGCGCCCGCGACTGCTCCGAACAAGCATGCCGGCGCCTTCGCGGCAATCATCGGAGGGTAGGGCATGCATCCCATTTTTGATTTGGTTCCCGAAGTCGGCCATCCCATCGAGGGAGAGCCCCCTATGAACCCGGCAGTGGTGAACCTCTTCCTGGTCATGCAGGGCTCATACGGTGCGATGTTCCTTGGCAAGTTCGCCACGGGCGTGCTGGACGACAGAGGCCGCGACCTTGGGGTGCGTGCCGCCATGCGCGTGTGGCGTGCTGCCCTCGGCAAATTCCCAGATTCAGTTGTCGAGACAGCAGCAGCACGGCTTACGGAACAGTACCCAGACCGCCCGCCGCATCTGCCGCAATTCGAGGCCATGTGCAGAGCGGCCACGCCTCGGCTCACCCATGCCGAGCAAAACCGCCTGCCTGCCCTGCCTGCGCCCGTCGTCTTGCCGGTGCATGTGGAGGTCGAGCCCCTTGGCGATGGCAAGGACTGGGCCCGCCGCATCGTGGCGCGTGTGCAGGCTGGCGACCAGACCCTGACGCGCACGGCCATCCGCGCCGCGATGCAGGCCCTGGGCATGGAGGGCTGGCCGCGATGACGCTGCTGCAGCTGCTCAAGACCGGCGCCGTGCTGCGCTACCGGCCTGGTTTCCGCTTCTACGCGGTCCAGCACGGCCGGGAGATCTCCGTCAACCAGGTCGAGGCCGAAGCCGCATTCCGCGCTGGCCACGTCCGCCCTCAAAGCTCCGAGCCTGACCGTTTCGGCGTCTATCACCTGGCCCTTTCCACGAAATGACCATGCAACCGAATTTGCAACCCACCGCCACCCGCGCATACCTGCAGATGAGCTACGGCTACAGCGTGGCCGAGGAGCTTTCCGCCAGCGAGGTGCGCCCGCTGCACCAGCGCAAGCTGGCACCCATCACCGCCGCGTGCTCGGCTGCTGTGCAGGCCGTTGCCGCTGGTGCCGCCGACGTGGAGCACTGGCGCGTGCTGGCCGACGCCACGAACCTGGCTGAAACGCTGCTGGACATGCGGGTGTTCGATGACCCGGGCAGTCTGTTCCGCGACAGCGTGGCCGCTGTGGTGACGCTGGGCCGCCAGCACGGCAGCGATGAGCGCATGCAGCTGCGCCCCGAGCAGCTGGAGCACCTGCAGGAGTTCGGTGAGGCATACGCGCAGATGCTGCAGCAGACCCCGGCCCGAACCTACATCCGCGCGCATCGGGCGACCGAGCGCCGCCTGCGCGAGTTGCTGGTGAACGGCTACGGCCGCGACACCCATGATTTCATCGTCGTCTGAGGGTTCCATGGCAACAGAGCAACAAGGCACTGTGGTGCTGGGCATGGACCCTGGCGCAAACACGGGCGTGGCAGTCTACGTGGATGGCCAGCTGGTGGAGCTGCTGACGATCCCGCCGCACCACATCGAGCGCACGCTGGCCGCGCGCATGCCGTCGCGCGTGGTCTTCGAGGACAGCCGGCTGCAGTCGCACACCTGGACGCGCGGCAAGACCGGCGCCGCCAGCGCCAAGATGGCGCGCAACGTCGGCCAGGTGGACGCGCGCTGTGCCGACATCACGGCGCACTGCGCAGACCTGGGCATCCCGGCCCATGGCATCAGCCCGGCAGGGAAGGGTGGCAAGCTGGATGCGCGGCGCTTCGCGGCCGTCACGGGCTGGACGGGCCCGAGCAACGAGCACAGCCGCGACGCCGCCATGGTGGCCTGGCCCTACCGCCGCGCCGCTGACCTGCGAGGAGGCCGCCATGGCTGAGATTGCCCTGCACGCCCACTGGGACGGCCCTGAGCAGGCCCGGGCCAACTTCCTGCAGCGCGTGGCTCCCTGGTGCATGCAGCAGTGGGAGGCCGGCCGCCGGCTGGAGGTGTTCGTGCGCTTGCACGAGGACGCCAAGACCGACAGGCAGCGCGTTTTCTATCACGACTTCGTGCTGGCCGAGATCGCGCGCCAGGTGGTCATCGACGGCCGCCGGCACTCGAAGGCCACCTGGAAGGAGCACTTCCGCGCCGAGTACCTGGGCAGCCGCGCGGTGACGCACCATGATCCGATCAGCGGCGCCACGACCACCACGCAGGAGCGCATCAGCACGGAAAGCCTGGGCGTGCGCGAGTACGGCGACCTGATCGACCGCGTGATGGCCCACGCCATCAACGAGCTGAACGTGGAGTTCCCGGCGACCTTCGAACAATGGGAGCGCGAGCAGACCCACCCGGACACGGGCGAGGTGATTGGCGGGGTGTGCCCCTGATGCGCCGCACTGCCTTCAAGTCCGGCGGGGCAGGGTTCCGCCTGCGGGCCGCTCCTGCGTCCCATGCTGCCCACGAGCTGGCGCGCGAGCAGCGCCTGGAGGCCCGCGCCGCCCGCGCCATGGCGGAAGCCCGGCCGCGCGCCGCCACTGTGGCCCTCATCGACCAGAACCAGGTCGTGCCCGCGCCAAAGACCGTGGCCCAGCGCAACCCGCGCCTGCGCGCCTTGGCCAAGGGCCAGCAGTGCCTGCTGCTGGTACCGGGGATCTGCACCAACGACAGCACCACCGTCGTTTGCTGCCACAGCAATCTGTCCATCCACGGGAAGGGCGAGCGCAGGAAGGCCGACGACCACTACAGCGCCTGGGGATGTGCCGCGTGCCATTCCTGGCTGGACCAGGGGCCTGCACCGGCCGCACGCAAGGAATCCACGTTCATGGCCGCGCACCTGCGCCAAGTCCTGGCATGGCGCGCGCTGGCCTGTGCTCCCAACACCGATGCCCGCGACCGCGCCGCTGTGCTGTGGGCGCTGGGCCTGCTGAATGCAACGCCGATTTTTTTCTGAAACGGGGGAGAACATGACCACGATTGCCCGATACAACGCCCTGCGCCGCGAGCTGCTGCAGGTTGAACTCGATCTGGCCGCGTCCAAGCGCGCCTACCTGTCGGACGGCATCAATGGCCCGCGTGGCGCCCGCGCAGTGCTGGAGGAGCGCCGCGCCGAGCTGCGTCTGGAACTTCACGACCTGCGTGGGTTGGTGGAGGAGTTGCGGGACGCCGCGAAGAAGGCGAAGGGAAACCAGTTCCTTCTGGCGCTGATTGCTGGGTGCGAACGGATTGGCCGCCACGACCTGGTGCGCGCGGCGAGCGCCGAGGCCTCGCAATGGCTACGCGATCAGGGAATGGCCCAGGCATACAGCGCGAAGGTGTGACTACTTGAGCTGCATGGACTGGATGGCTGGCCAGCTGGAGGGCTGGCACGAGGAGGGGGCGCGGCACAACAACCCGCGCCCTGCGGGCGTGATCCGCCCGGGCAGTGGCACCGACGTGCTGCTGCGGTTTCTGCGCCAGAGCCGCGGGCGCTGGTTTTTCCATTCCGAGCTGGTCCTGGCCCTGGGCCGCAGCAAAGGGGAGATCGATTGGGCACTGCTGTACCTGGTGCGTGAGGGCCAGGTGGAAAGCCGCCTCACGGAGCTGCCGGCACGCAAGCCAGTACTGCGATACCGGCTAACCAACAGGCAGCAGGCGTTGTGAGGGCTTGGCCGTCGAACGAGTGTTTACTTCTTCGAAGGACTACCGTTTGACGGCTTGCCCTGTGGTTCCGAGGTTGGCGTCGGCCCGCGCCTAGGCCTGCTGGACAAGCGCATGAGCGTTTTGAGATGAGATTGGTATCTCTCAAGACCGGCGTAGTCGAGGTCGATTTTTTCGCCCAAAGTCCATGGGCATGTGTGCCCATGATCGGTGAAACGCTTGACCATCTTCTGGTTTACATTCCGTAAGCCATGTGCATATGCATTACGCACCGCCGACAGTTCGATGTAAGGCACAACGGTTCCAACGTCCTGCCATGTGTGTCCCATCTTGGCCAGAATGCTCTTGCCCCAAGACTCAATACCAGCAGTCAGCTCCTCTTCGTCGGTCATTTCCAGCTTCAGCCGGGCAAATGCTTCTGCCAAAGCGTAGGTCGAATGTAGAACCGTCGAGAACAAGACGTCATGACTATGTAGTGCATGAAGGTGGTGTTCCAAGCTAATCTTGTAGGTGCTTTTACCTTCTTTAGTAGATAGAGTGATGTCTTGGCTGTCTTTTATCTCAAGGGAAGACAGCAGCAGATCTTCTCGATTGAATGCAATAAGTGAACTTTCCAGGAAGCGGGTGATACGCCCCCATTCGGTCCATATCAGTTGCTCTTCAATTGTTTCATGTGAAATGTTCATTCCGAGCTAAAAATGTCATAAGGTATTCGGAAGCATATCCGATCGCTGATCACAGAAACAAAATCCTTCTATCTCCTCTGTTGGCTGTGGGTGCCGTACCAAGCCTGACACGTTCAGAGGGATGAAGAAGCAACCTGCCCGCAAGACCGCGAAGACCACCAAGGCCAAGGATGGCGCGGCACCGAAGAAACAGCACATCACCACGGAGGACCGGCACAGGGCGTTTGCGCGGGAGTATGTGGCCCTGGCCTTCAACGCAACGCAGGCGGCCATCGCGGCAGGCTACAGCGCTGCTACGGCGGCATCGCAGGGTGCGCGCCTGTTGAGAGATGCCAAGGTGCAGGCGTATGTGAAGGAGTTCAGCCAGGCGGCGGTCGCTCGGGCCGAGGTGCAGGCCGAGGACGTGGTGCGGCGGCTCAACGACATGCTGATGGCCGACCCGCGTGACCTGGTGGAGGTCTACGTCTCCTCCTGCAGGCACTGCCATGGCGTGGCCCATGAGTACCAGTACACGCTGGCCGAGTACAACGCCAAGCGCGAGAAGTGGCTGGACGCAGGCAAGGCGCCCCAGGACTTCCCTGAGCTGGGCGGCGTGGGGTACGACGCGAACAAGCCGCCAGTGCCGGAATGCCCGGAGTGCTTTGGTGCTGGCCGGCCGCGCGCCATCCTCAAGGACACACGCACTATGCCGCGCGGCGCCCTGGCCCTGTTCGCGGGCGCCAAGGAAGGCAAGTACGGGCTGGAGATCAACGTGCACAGCCAGCTGGACGTTGCCGAGAAGCTGATGCGCTACCACGGCCTCTACAAGCGCGACAACGAGCAGCAGGGCGGCGGGAATGGCGTGGGCCACTTCGAAGTGCATTTCGTGGATGCGCCGCCTCGTGAGAACGATCCGCGCGATGGGGAGGCCGCATGAAGCTGCCACCGACAAACCCCCGTCCGTCCATCCTCGCGCTGTCCCTGGATGCGGCCTTGGCCGGCGAGGACCTGGAGCCCGACTTTGCCGAGGACTACGAGGTAGACCGCGCGCGCGTCCGGGTGGAGTTCCCCGCCAAGCTGCGCGGCCTGTGGCAGCCCAAGCGCTTCAAGGTCATGTACGGCGGGCGCGGCGGGGCCAAGTCCTGGTCCGTGGCCATGGCCCTGCTGGTGATGGGCAGCAACCGCCCCCTGCGTATCCTGTGCGCGCGCGAGATCCAGAAGTCCATGCGCGACTCGGTGCACCGCCTGCTGTCCGACCAGATCGCGGCCTTGGGCCTGGGCGGCTTCTACGAGGTGCTGGACACGGAAATACGCGGCGCCAACGGCACGCTCATCCTGTTCGCGGGCCTGCAGAGCCACACGGTGGACTCGATCAAGTCCTACGAGGCCATCGACATCGTGTGGGTGGAAGAGGCCCAGAGCGTCAGCGCGCGCAGCTGGGAGGTGCTGGTGCCGACCATCCGCCGGCCTGGCTCGGAAATCTGGCTCACGCTGAATCCCGACCTGGCCACGGACGCCACCTATGCGCGGTTCATCGAGGCCGCCGACAGCGACACCTGGCTGTGCGAAATCAACTGGCGCGATAACCCCTGGTTCCCCGAGGTGCTGGAGAAGGAGCGCCGCCGGCACTTCAAGCGCGACCCGGACACCTACTGGAACGTCTGGGAGGGCCGCCCTAAGCGCACGCTGGCCGGCGCGATCTACGCGAAGGAGGTGGAGCGCCTGTACAACGACGACCGCGTGTGCCTGGTGCCCTACAACCCCAAGCTGCCCGTGCACACGGTCTGGGACTTGGGCTGGGCCGACAACATGGCCATCGCGTTCGTGCAGCGCACGGCCATGGATTTCCGCGTCATCAACTTCATGCAGGACAACCAGAAGACGCTGGAATGGTATGTGGAGCAGATGGAGAAGTTGCCGTATCGCTGGGGCACGGACTTCCTGCCGCACGACGGTGCCCACGGCGACTTCAAGACCGGGCAGACCGCCCAGCAGATCCTGGAGGACATGGGCCGCGAGGTCGAGGTGCTGGAGCGCGCGGGCCTGGAGTCGGGCATTCGCCTGGCGCGCGGCATCTTCTCCTCGGCCTACATTGATGCCCAGCGCTGCGCCAAGCTGCTGGACTGCCTGAGCCGGTACAAGCGCCAGATTGACCCGCGCACGGGCGAGCCCGGGCCACCGCTGCACGATGACGCCAGCCACGGCGCGGACGTGTGGCGCTACATCAACATGGCCCTGCCGCTGATGGACAACGACACGGCGGGCGCTGTGCCTCTCAGGCGACGCGCGGGCGGGATGGCGCGCTGATCCCGTACCAAGCCTGCCACTTTCGCGGGCATGCCTGCATGTATCGACCTGCGCAAAGCGCACCTTCACCGCCAGCATGGGGACTTGCTGGCCGTCTACACCTGGATCAACGCCGAACGCGCGCTGGTCCTGATTCCCGCCTATCGCCCCAAAGCCCCGTGGTACGTGGTGATGGAGAGCGCGGCCTATCTCTACGATGACCCGGCCTACCTGGCCAAAGCCTGCGTCAAGGCCTGCGAGGTGCTGGGCATCGAGCCCAACCGGCCGAACTGGGTGCGCGTGGCCACCATCGTCAATGAGGGCCTGCCCGACCTGGTGGGCATGCCCAGCGAGCCCACATGGCAGCGCGCGGGCCAGGAGTTCGGCAGCCTGGTGGTCAAGTCCAACGGCCAAGAAATCGCAGCTGAGGCCCTGACCATCCCGGATGCGGGGGCCGAATATGTCCCAGCTTGAGGCCCGCTTCAACCGTCGCGCGGGCGTGGGCGAGCGCATCCTGAACGATGTGCCGCTGGAGTTCGACCCGGACGGGGAGGAGGGCAGGCCAGCCCACCCCCTGGACCAGCCCGACGCCCGCAAGACCCTGCGCAAGCTCCTGAGCTGGTACTACCGCGAGCGCGAGATCCAGGCCGAGAACCGCCTGCAGATGTCCATCGACGCCGACTATTACGACGGCGACCAGTGGGACCCGGCCGACGCGGCCGTGCTGGAGGAGCGCGGCCAGGTGCCCCTGGTGTTCAACGAGGTGGCCGTGATGTGCGACTGGCTCATTGGCACCGAGCGGCGCGCGCGCGTGGACTGGAGCGTGCTGCCGCGCGCCGAGGACGACGTGCAGCTGGCCGACGTGAAGACCAAGGTGCTCAAGTACGTCAGCGACGTGAACCGCACCACGTTCAACCGTTCGCGCGCCTTCGAGGACACCGTGAAGGTGGGCGTGGGCTGGGTGGACTCCGGCGTGCGCAACGACCCCACCAAGGACATCATCTACGACAAGTACGAGGACTGGCGCAATGTGCTCTGGGACTCGATGGCCATGGAGCCGGACCTGAGCGATGCGCGCTACCTGTTCCGCACGCGCTGGGTGGACGAGGACGTGGCCATCACCATGTACCCGCAGCGCCGCGATGTGCTGGAGCGGGCCGTGCTGCGCGAGGAGGAGTTCAGCGCCCAGCAGTGGGCCGAGGATGAATTCTTCTTCCAGGGGCACACCGGCGAGCGCCATGTCAGCGGCACCAGCGGCAGCTACCTGGCCGGCGGGCGCGGCAACATCGACAGTGAGTCGCGGCGCCGCGTGCGCCTGATCGAGTGCCAGTTCCGCATGCCGGCGTCCGTGCAGGTGGTGACCAGCGGCCCCTTCAAGGGCTCGTTCGTGGAGCCCTGGGACCATGCGCTGCGCGCCGTGGTGGGTGCTCATGGCGGCTCCATCGTGGAGCGTGTCGCCATGCGCATGCACGTCGCGGTCTTCACCGAGGGCCATCTGCTTGCCCTGGGCCCCACGCCCATGCGCCACAACAGTTTCAGCCTGACACCCATCTGGTGCTACCGGCGCGGCCGCGACCGTATGCCCTACGGCGTGGTGCGCCGCGTGCGCGACCTGCAGATGGACCTGAACAAGCGGGCCAGCAAGGCGCTGTTCCTGCTGTCCACGAACCAAATTTTTGCGGAGAAGGGCGCCTTCGATGACATCAACGAAGCGCGCGAGGAGGTCAACCAGCCGGACGGCGTGGTGATCTACAAGGCCGGCAAGAAATTCGAGGTCCACCGCGACAGCGAGATGGCGGCCGGCCAGGTGCAGATGATGACGCTGGACGGCCAGGCCATCCAGAAGTCCGCGGGCATCAGCGACGAGAACCTGGGCCGGCGCACCAATGCCGTCAGCGGGCGCGCGATCGAGGCCCGCCAGCTGCAGGGCTCGGTCGTGACCACGCAGCCCTTCGACAACCTGCGCTTCGCTGTTCAGATCCAGGGAGAAAAGCTGCTGAGCCTGGTGGAGCAGTGGTACACGGAAGAGAAGGTGATCCGCCTTTCCGGCCACAAGGGCCGGCTGGACTGGGTGAAGGTCAACCAGCCCGAGGTCCAGCCAGACGGGAGCGTGCGCTACATGAACGACATCACGGCCAGCATGGCCGACTTCGTGGTGTCCGAGCAGGACTATTCGGGCACGCTGCGCCAGGTCATGTTCGAAAGCCTGAACCAGCTGGCGGGCCGGCTGCCGCCCGAGGTGGCCATCCGCATCATGACGCTGGCCATGGAGTATTCGGACCTGCCGAACAACGACCTGGTGGCCGACGAGCTGCGCAAGCTCACCGGCGAGCGCGACCCCAACAAGCCCCTCACGCCCGAGGAGCAGCAGCAGGTCCAGCAGCAGATGCAGGCCCAGGCCGAGGCCCTGCAGATGCAGCAGGAGAGCGCGCGCCAAGCGCTTGCGGAGCAGCAGGCCAAGGTGCGCGAGATCAACGCCCGCGCCGAGAAGCTGGAAGCCGAGGCCGAGCAGCTGCGCGCCGCCGGCGGCAACCCGGCGCTGGCCCAGCAGATGGAGGGCGTTGCCGCCACCGTGCGCCGCGATGCCGACATGGAGCTGGACGAGCTGCGCCGCAAGCTGGCCAAGACCCAGGCCGACCTGGCCAACAAGACGCTGCAGATCAAGGGCGACCAGGACGTGCGCCTGCAGGTGGCGCACATCGAGGCCGATTCGCGCGAGCGCGTGGCCCAGATCCAAGCCCAGAGCCGCCAAACACTCGACGCCATGTCGGGCCGGCTGAACCAATTCGACAACAAGGACTGATATGGATCGAGAAACCATCGTGCGCACGGCGGCCGTGGAGGGCGCCAAAGCCGCGCCGCCGGTCACCGTGGTGGCCACCAACGTGGCCAACGGCTGGACCATGACCCACACGGCCACGGCCCTGACCATCCTCTACGTGGTGCTGCAGGTCATCTACCTGCTGTGGCGCTGGAGCAATGAGCGCGAGGACCGCCGGGCGCGCCAGGCGCAGGAGCTGGCCGCAGCATGCGAGGCGCGGTCGTGAGCGGGGGCCGAGTACCTGCCGCAGGCCTGGGCATCGGCGCCGCCATCCTGGCATCCTGGATCGCGGCCGAAGGGTTCAGCGCCGCGCCCATCATCCCGGTGCGCGGCGATGTGCCCACCATTGGCCACGGCGCCACGCGCTACGAGGACGGCACGCGCGTGACCATGGCAGATCCTCCCATCACCAGGGAGCGCGCCCGCGACCTGGCCGCGAACCTGCTGGAGCAGCAGTACGGGGCCTGCGTGCGCGATTCGCTGGGCGACACGCTGGTGCAACAGGTCGAGTTTGCCCTGGCGGTGGACTTCGCCGGGCAGTATGGGTGCGGGGCCTGGCGCGGCTCCTCGATGCTGGCGCGCATGCGGGCCGGCGACTACGTGGGCGCCTGTCAAGCGTACCTGTCCTATCGCTTCATGACCAGCACGCAGGCCTTGCAGGGCTACAGCGCCTACCAGTGGGATGCGGCCGGCCGGGCCACGCGATGGCGCTACGACTGCAGCACGCCGGGCAACAAGGTATGTCGCGGCGTCTGGACGCGGCAGCAGGCACGGCACGCAGCATGCATGGGTGCGCAGCAATGAGCGTGCGCGCCATCACCCATCTGGCCGCCGCCGGGCTGGCCGCGCTCCTGGCCGGGAGCTACCAGGGCGCGCGCCTGGGGGCCGACTTGGCCGAGGCCCGCGCTGCAGCTGTGGGCGAAAAGCTGGATGTCAGCACCGCACAGCGCGCGGCCGACGCACGCGTGCGCCGCGCGGAGCAGTCCATCAACACCAACTACCAGGAGGCGCTGAATGCCGCTCGAACCCGCGAGGCGCTGCTGCGCCGTGAGCTTGATGACCTGCGCACTGTCTCTTACAGCCTGCGCGAGCAATCCGCAGATGCAGCCCGCCGACTTGCCGACGCTCCCCCCGCTGCCGTCCTTGAGTACGCCGCTGCCGTCAACGCCGTATACGACGACTGCCGCGCAGCGTATGGGGACATGGCAGCAAAGGCTGCAGGGCACGCAGCTGATGTCCAAACCCTCGGCGCCGCCTGGCCCGTGATCCCGAGCCTGCCAGCCTCCGGCGCTATCTCAGATAGCCACCTATGACACAACACACTTACGGCAGCAATGCTGCGGCAATACCTGCTACTGCGCCCTGCACGACGAGCACGCCATGCCGGCCGGGCCGTGTGACTGTTGCGTCAAACTGCAGCGTCGCGCTTACCAGCGAGCGGAAGAGTAATTGGTGCGCAATGCTGACAATGCCTGAGGTGGGACAGCACCTGAGAGCAGGCCTATTTCGCAGGAAAAGCCTTAGTTGAAGAAGCTCAAACTTCAGGTCACAGACAAGTGTTTTCGGCGATTCATGTTCGCTGAGTGGTAGTTTTCATGGAAAAATCAAACAGGATTTTCTGCACTGTCACTTGGGTAGTGTGGCCATAGTGGCATTCATAATATCAACAGTGAATTTTTCCCGCTTAAGCGCGTCGTCAGTGGGTATTCCTACCTGATCAATTATTGCCTGGCACTGCTCAAACAGTGGGATGTAAGTCTTCCTGTCCGAGTTAAGTATGCCAATTATTTTTGCGGCATATGCTTCAGCCTTTTTTGAATTCGGCTGTGGGACTTCAATTTTTCCGTGACAGAGCCATTTGAAGATTTGAATAATATGCCACCTGAGTTTTGTATAGTTCGGTGCCCCAATTCTCTTGCCGTTTATCAATGATTGATACTTGTACAAAGAAAGTGCCGCTGCATAATAATACGACTCGTGATCACTGTCTTTAAATAAACTGTCACTGCGTGATGTAAATATTCTTGAAACGTATCGCGCTGAATTATGAGGAGAATCCAGAAACATCGCCGCATAGCATCTTGCTACTTCGCGTACGTCGAAGATGCGAGTGTACTGGTGGCCAGCATTCTTGTATTCGCCTTGACGTCTTTCAAAGAATATTTTGTTTTCAGGAAGGCTATCTTGATTGTGTGCGTTGAAATATTTTTGAACTAGTTTAGCTTTGCTCCGTAGTCCAAAAAAGGCTTCTTTTGGGATGTCTGATTGACTATTGGTGGCCGCAATGATATCGCTGGACGATTCATTTTCGGGAGACTCAATGAATTTGACAACTACATTTACGGAGTCTGTGAGATGCAGCCTATTTTCAAATAAAGTACTGCTGGTTTGACATCCGTTGATGATCTGATAGTTTGTTAGATGAATTTCCTTGGTGTTCGGTGTTAACGTCAGTTCAGGTGCAACAATTGTGATGCCATTATTAAGAACTGAGAATAAGGCTTTCTTTTCGGGATTACGCAACGTCTCTTGAATGGCTGCGTTTACGTCATTTTCTTCACCTAAAAATGACCTTACATTTTCTTCAAAAACAAATTGCCGAAGGTTATCGGCATCGTCTTTTAATAGGGACTCCACAAAGTTCCGAGCATTAACAACGGCTACATAAGACTGGGGAATTCCAGGCATCCCGGGCATCCCGAAATACTCAATCACACGGAGCTTCGCTTCGTTCTTTTCTGTTAATTCAGCATATATTTTTAGAATCTCGGCTCGGCCGAGTGGTTTTACTGAGACATTGAAGAAGAAATCACTTGCCACAATGTGACGTTCGATTATTTCAAACGACGCCTTGATTTCTTTTTCTGAAGAAAATACACCTGTTGTGCAGTAATAAACTGAGACATTAGGTCTGCGGTTTTTTATTTTGTTGAGATTGTTTAAGAGGATCTTAAATATTTCAACCGATTCTTTGTTTAATTTTCCGTTCGGAAGCTTCGGGTCAAGTGAAAGATAGTCTTCGATACCAATCTTGAAATTGCTGATTTCATCTTTCCTGAATGCTTCGCTTGTTTTTGATTGTGTAATGACAATTTCTGCTGAAAGATTGGTTTTGTGGGTTTTGAATATCTCTTGCGCATCGTCCACAGTTCGGACGAGATCGCCATCGATAATTATCGCTAGACCGTCAATCGAAGCGTCGTCTTCGTCGGTTGTTACGTCGGCGGGATCAAAACGCCCGAGAAAGTGTTTTGAAACACAGCAGTAGTTGCAAAACATTTCAAATTTCTTGGACTCCTTTAAATCTTGATGGCCAAAAGATTCAGCAAGTTCATTTGTGTGGTTTTTTAAAATAATGTGCATGGTTTTATGCTAATTATTCATTTGACGAGATTGAAGGAATTGCATGTTACCAGAAGTTTTTTCATTCGTGACGGCGGGACGATGTTGAGGCGTTTTTTAGGTTCTGTTTGCTATCGCATCTATCGTTTTCCCCTAGTTCCATGCATAGGGAATTGCTGATGTTTTCCGGACTTCACTGTCTCGGTCAGTGGATCTCTCATACGATCAGCCAACCTAGTTCAATTGGGGGATGCCACTGGGAACGGTTGCAGAATTGCTGCGCGATTGTCAATGTGAGCGAACCGACAGACGATGGCTCATCGGCTGGGCGGCAATACTTCGTACCAAGCCTGCCACCCTGCCGTGATCCAAACCACGAAAGGACGCACACATGAGCTTGAACCACGACGACGACCGCCTGCGCCTCCTGTCCGACGCCGAGCGCGCGGCCATGGACGAACTGGAAGACTACGACCCCGAAGCCGAGAACGCAGCAGCGCTCGCAGCCCTGGGCCGTGACGCACTCAAACCCGACGAGGATGAGGGTGACGACGATGACGCAGGCTCGCCCAAGGACAAGCCAGCGCCCAGCACTCCCGCGGACGGCACAGCTGCCCCGGCCGCGCCCGCTGCGCAGCCTGCAGCCGCTCCTGCAGCCGCCCCTGCTGCGGCATCCGCTGAATCCAGCGACGCCACGCAGCCGACCGACGCGCCGGCACCGAATCCGCAGCTTGCCACACAGGCCAGCGGCTACCGCGCGGAACTGCCTGCCGACTATGACGCCCAGGTGAAGGCCAACAAGGATGCCGTTGCCGCCGCGCGCGCGAAGTTCAACGAGGGCGAGATGGAGCAGGGCGAGCTGGACGCGGAGCTGGACCGCCTGCAGGACGAGCGTGACCAGCTGCGCGACATGAAGACGCGCGCCACGGTGTCGGCCGAGATGCAGCAGCAGTCCACGCACCAGGCCTGGACGGCCACCATCAACGGCTTC